AAAGGCAGATACGAGTTCCCTGAACTTAGAAGATTGGCTCTTGAACAATATAAATATTGGATGCCTGAAACAGTTATTGTTGAGGCAAAAGCATCAGGTTTACCTTTAACATACGAACTTCGAAAGATGGACATACCAGTTGTAAACTTTAGTCCGTCAAAAGGAAACGACAAGCACGCACGTGTAAATGCTGTTGCACCTTTGTTTGAATCTGGTATGATATGGGCACCTGAGCAGAAATTTGCAGACGACGTCATTGAAGAGTGTGC